TTGGCCTTGGCCTGCTTCGAGCCGGACGGAACCCGAGCGTGTACGGCAAGATGGCTGGGAACATGATGCGCGGCTACGGCGCCCGCCTGGCCAAGGACGCCGCCGACGCCACCTTCTGGCCCGTGGTTCGTCCGGGCTTGAGTGAGGCGGCGGATGAGGTGCCGACCAACGCCGGGCTGTCTGCTTTTTTCTACGGGACATCCGGGAACACTGCGGGCCCTCCGCAGCCTGGCCCGAGCAACTGGTTCTCCTCAAAGGGCAGGACCGACAAGTACGTCCAGGACAAAGAAACAGGTCAATGGAGGGAGCCGACGCAGCAGGAGGTTGAGGACCAATACGCCGAGGCCATGGCCAAGTACCAGGCTGGGCGCAGGTCCCGCCCTGCGGTTGTCGAGCAGATCAAGAAGTCACTCCTGCCCTGAAATGCCCGTTGCACTGCCTCCGGGCCCTCCCAAGATTGCTTGCGGAGTGGCTTTTTTCACGGAGGAATCATGGACACCGACGTCGAATCCCAGGTCGATACCGCAGTCGAAGACTCTCCGGTTGAGTCGCAGGTCGAGCAGCAGTCCTACGAGGCTGCATCTGAATCGGCCCCGACTCCTGAGCCGCAGGCACAATCTCCCGCTACTCCGTGGGACGCCTTCAAGCGCCTCCCCGAGTTCCAGGGCGCCGACGACCGAGCCATCGCGGCCCGGCTCTACAACGCAATGGAGCGGGAAAAAGCGGCTTCCCGCGCGCTCGCCCAGTACCAGCAGGTCCTCCCCTACGCCCAGGAGTGGATCGCCAATCGCCGGGACATCGAAGAGTTCCGCCAGTGGAAGCAGCAGCAGGTCCAGCCCCAGCACCCCCAGGTGCAGCAGGCCCAGAAGCTCGCCCCCCAGCAGGCCGAGCAGAGCAAGTGGTGGAACCCGCCGAAGGTTCGGGATTCCTACAGGCGCTATCTCGTCAAGGACGAGGACGGCCGGGAGGTGATCTCCCAGGACGCCCCGCTCGACGCCAAGCACGAACTGTACGAATACCAACAGTACAAGGCTGACTTTGCTAAGAAGTTTTTAGAAGACCCGGAAGGCGCACTCGGCCCCATGGTGCAGGGCTTGGCCGCCAAGCAGGCCCAGGAAATCGTTCAGCAGACCTTCGAGCAGAGGGAGAACGAGAGCTACGTTACGAACGTGGAGTCCGAGAATCGTGACTGGCTGTTCGATCAAGAAACGGGCAATGTCACACCGGAAGGTCTGCTGGTACACAAATATGTTGAAGAGGCAAGGGAGCGCGGCATCAACGGCCCCCAGCAGCGCTGGCAATACGCCATCGCAATGACCGAAAGGGACATGCTGGCCCGGTTGTTCGATGATGCCCAAGCGGCCCAAGCCATGCCAGTCCAGGCGAGCCCCGCGCCGGTCCAGGCAGCAGCGCCCCAACCGGCGCCGCCGCCTGCTCCGCCGGCCAGGCAGCCTGACCTGGCGCAACAGAACATGCAGTACCTGCGCCGAGAAGCTGCGAGAAATCCCAGCCGATCAGCAGGTGCTGCGGTGAACGACTCCAGAGCCCCGAGACCAAAGCGGACCTTCGAGGAACTGCTCCGAGAGGATGCAAGCTCCCGAGGCCTGATCTGAAAGGATAGCGGACATGCCGTCGAGTACCGACTGGGCCCGTTCCATTGGCACGACCATTATCAACTACCTCCGCGAAGAGGAGTTGACCACTTTCCGAAAGTTCAAGGTCTTTGCGGCTCTTGAAGGTTCGGGCAACGTGGTGATGAACCAGAGCGGTCGAGGGCTAGACTGGCAGGTGCGGTATCGCAACCAGCCGGTTTCTGGCAATAGCGGAGAGACCCCGCGCGTCTTCTCTCGCCAGAACCTCTGGGTCGATGCCCAGCTTCCGTTCCGTGGCTATCAGGTCACGGACAGCATCTACAAGAAAGAGATGCTGGAGAACAGGGGGCAGCAGGCTCTTATCAATGTTGCTGGCAAGATGGCGAGCCGACTCCAGGAGTCCATGGAGCAGCACCTTGCCAAGGAAGTCTATATCGACGGCAATGCCGCCGGTAACGAGCTGCGGTTCCATGGCCTGGAGTCCTTCTTCGGGCTCAATGGCACGGTCAACATCTCGACCGGCGCCCAGCGGACGGCGAACGCGGCGGACATGTTTGGCTTCCCGGCCGACACCTACGCCGGCATCAACACCGGCCTCGGCGCCATCGCCGGCTCGCAGCTTTCGGGCGTGTGGCCGAACGGCGTGGCTGATCCCGAGTATGACTTCTACAGCCCGGTTGTCGTGAACTACACCTCCACGGCGTTTGGTGGTCTCACCAACACCTGGAAGGACAACTGCGTCGTCGCTACCCGTGAGGCTATCCATCAGACCAAACGGAACGACACCAAGGAATCTGAGATCGACATGGTGCTGCTGGATCGGCGCCTCTACATCGAGTACCTCAACAAGCTGGACTCGAAGGAGCGCGTGATCGTCACCCGTGCCAATGGCCTCAAGTCCTACGGCTTCAACGACGTCTTCGAGCAGGACGGCGTCGAGATTTCGACGGAATACGCTGTGCCCGCTAACTGCGGCTACGGCCTCTCCATCGCAAATATGGAGCTGAGGTGCATGGAAGGAAGCCTGATGACTTCCGAGGGTCCGTTCTACAACGAAGACCTCCAGTCCTATAGGTATGTGGTTTCCGTCTTGGCCAATCTCAAGTTCCGTTCGCCTCGCAACTTCTTCAAGTTGCAGGCCATTGCCTGATCCCTAGACCAACAAGGAAAGAGCTAGTCCATGAGCGCTCTCGATTCCGATCCGTGGTTCGGACGCGGCCAGACCCTCGGCGTCTCCTCGACGGATGACGGCACCAGCATTGTCGGCACCCAGCGGTGGTTTACGGACGCCAACCCCACGACGGGCGCGGTGAACAGCAACGCTCCGGTGAAGTGCATCGCCATGCGCAACACCTCGGGCGGCACGCTGACCGCCGGCCAGGTCGTGAAGGGCAAGACCACTGCCCTCCTGTCTGAGGTCGATGGGAATGCCTCGGTCGATAGCCCCATCGTGGGTGTCGTGGACGAGTACCTGTCGAAGGCCGTGGCCGCCAACGATGTCTTTTGGGTGGTGGTGAACGGCCCGACGACGGCGGACTCGGACGGCGCGATCAGCCAGGGCGCTTTCGTCTCGGTTGGCACCTCGGGTACGGCCGGCAAGCTGGTCGCCTCGGTGGCCAACAAGACGGCTGGCGTGGCTCTGGCTGCGGCTTCGGGCAACAAGGTCCGGGTCCTGCTCGGCCTCGGGGTCTACTCGGCCCGCGTCTCGACCCCGTGACCTGAAGACGTTTGACGATCAACGGTGGGCACCGTGCCGCTAGTCGGTGCGGTGCCCACTTTGTTTGGGAGGAGGAGTCATGTTCTCTGATGCGCCCCAGATGGCCGCTGCGCCCAACCTGAATATCGCCGATAAGGTGCAGGCGTTTATCGCCGTCGCCCAGATCAAGGCCAAGGGCGGGCTGACGGTCGCTGAGTTCGGCGAACTGTTCCTCGCCCTGATGCGGATCGGCATCGAGGCCGTGGACGCGCTCAACGCTGCCGGGGACCAGAAGAAGGCCCTGGTGCTGGAGGCGCTGGACGACCTGTTCGAGGCCCTGGCCGACAAGGCGGTGCCGCTCTACGCCTATCCGTTCTGGGTCATCGCCCGGCCCGCGATCAAGGCGGCGGTCATGGCTGCGGCCTCTGGCGCCATCGAGGTCGTGCTGTCGTGGGTGAGGAGGTCGAAGTGATCGCTGTCATCTGCCTGGCCATCGCGGCTGCGCTTCTCTTCTGGCCAGAAGTTTCTCAGGAGGAGGCGGCAAACGAGCCCTTGGCGCCGTCGAGTTCCAAGACGTCGGCGAACCCGAAGGTCCGACGCCGCCGCAAGGAGGCCCCCAAGAATGAGCGCAAAGAATAGGCATTACCTGGCGGCACTTTTCGGGGCCGTGGCGGTTGTTTCCCTTCTGGGCCCGACCAAAGCCCCCTCCCCCAGGCCAGACGATCCGGCCTCCCTGTCGCTCTCGGGCAAGTTCATTGGCTCGACGGCCTCGGCTGACGCCTTGGTAATCGCTGCCCTGTGCGACGAGTTGGCCCGCATCATCGAGGCCGACGGCTCCCGGGAGGCGGGCCCGCGCCTGAAGACCGGGATCCAGCTTGATGAACTGCGCGTGGCTGCCCGTGAGGGCCGGACTCGGGGCGTGTCTATCGGCGCCCGGCAGCCCAAGGCCCGTGACGCCATCGAGGAGTTCCTGAACAACGCAGTTGGCGTGGGCGGCGGGCCGGTAGACGCAGAACAGCGAGCCAAGTGGGTGGACGCCTTCTTCGAGATCTCCAGGGCCGCCAGCCGTGCAGCAGGACACTAAACCACATCCGTACCTCCGGGCAGCGGTCGTCTGCCTGGTCCTCTCGGCCGCTGGCCTCATGGCTGTGCGGTATCTGGCCAGCGCTCCGGCCAGCTTCGGCTACACGCCGGACCCTGAGGGAACTAAGCGGTTCCTGAGTGAACTGGACAAGCCGCTGTTCTCCCAGGCGGGCGCCGACGCCATCAGGGAGGCCCAGGGCAAGGACACGTTCCTGTACCGCGCCGCCTACAAGGCCCATCTAGCTGTATACGAGAAACCATGGGTAGTAGGCAGACAGGGGATTGGTGACTGTGTTTCATGGGGATTTGCTCATTCTGTATGGATAGCCCAGTGCGTGGACTGGGAAACAGGCAGGCTCCCGAACCCGCCGCCATTCCCCGCGACCGAAAGCATCTACGGCGGGTCCAGGGTGGAAGCCAGGGGCAAGAAGACTGCTGGCTATTCCGATGGCAGTTACGGAGGCGCCGCAGCCAAGTGGGTGCGCGACTGGGGCATCGTGTTCCGGGAGAAGTACCCCGAGCATGACCTGACGGTCTATTCGTCGTCCCGCGCGAAAGACTGGGGCAACTGGGGCAACGGCGGGCAGAACGACCGGGGCAAGCTCGACGCCGTCGCCAAGCAGCACCCGGCCAAGCATGTGGCCCTAGTCCGCAACTTCAAGGAAGCGGCGGCGGCCATCGAGTCGGGGTTCCCGGTAGCCGTTTGCAGTGGCTACTCCTTCAGCACTACCCGAGATGCCCAGGGATTCAGCGCGCGCACTCCGCAGGGGTGGGCCCACTGTATGGCCCTGATTTCAGTGAGAT